CCCACTACCGATATCTTGACGATATCGCCGGGACGAACATGCTCGAACCTGGCGCCGAGAGGCCCGTTAGGGTCATATCGGTACCTAAGACGCAAAAGACGCCCAGGATTATCGCCATCGAGCCAACCTGCATGCAATACATGCAGCAAGGCCTGATGGAGGTGCTCACTGAAGCCATCGAACGTCATCACAAACGCTCCTGGCTTATCGGATTTACTGACCAAGTGCCTAACCAGGTACTGGCTCAAAAGGGCTCCCTTCATAAGGAACTCGCGACGCTAGATCTTAGCGAAGCATCCGATCGTGTCTCTAATCAGCTTGTGCGGGTCATGCTGGAAAACTTCCCCAATCTCAAAGGGGCGGTCGACGCAACACGATCACGTAAGGCTGATGTTCCTGGCCACGGCGTTGTACGCCTAGCCAAGTTCGCATCTATGGGTTCAGCTCTCTGTTTTCCGATTGAGGCACTGGTGTTTTCCACCGTGATCTTTGTCGGGATTCAGAATGAGCTCAAGCGACCTCTAACCCGCCGGGACGTTTCCGCCCTGGAGGGAAAGGTGCGCGTCTACGGAGATGATATCATTGTCCCCGTAGAATATGTGCGTTCAGTTGTTGAAGCGCTCGAGACTTTTGGGTTTCGGGTTAACTTCAGCAAGTCTTTCTGGCATGGTTCATTCAGAGAGTCTTGCGGTAAGGACTATTACGCTGGCGAGGACGTTACCGTCGTTCGCGTTAGGCGTTTTCTCCCTACACAACTGAGTGACGCTCAGGAGATCATCTCTGCGGTGAGCTTGAGAAACCAGCTTTATAACGCTGGCCTCTGGCGCACTGTGAGATGGCTGGATACCTACATCGAGAGTGTCATCCGACATTTCCCGGTAGTGGGACCTCAGTCTCCTATCTTGGGCCGTGTTTCTTGTATGGGGATTCCCTCGTACAGGATGCATACACACCTACAAAAGCCAATTGTGAAAGGCTGGCGAGTTGTGTCACGTCCTCCAGTGTCAAAACTGGATGGATATGGTGCCCTGATGAAGTTCTTCCTTAAACGCGGCGACGAGCCATTCGCCGACAGGGAGCACTTAGAG